AAACTTTTCCATGACCTGTTGAATTTGCCCAACTACCCTTGTAATCATTAGAAGATACAAGAACAGAGTAAGCATCTGTATGTGCATCTTTATCTTGTTCGTAAATATATTTTTTAGCGTTTGGATATTGTTGTGCCAATATTTTATGTGGAACTCTAGTAATAATTGCAAGTTCATCTGGCTGTTGGTCATTACCAAAATAACCAGGGAAACAAGTAAAAGGGTCTCTTAATTCAGCATGAGGATATGGGTTTCCATCTCTATCTTTTTTATGACCAATAACCCAAACAACAAAACCATAACCAGGTAGCCATCTACCAACTTGTGGTAACTGTTTAGTAAGTTTTTGAGTTTTATCATAAGCCATAACAATACGTTCTAGCTTTTCAGATTTTCTTTTAGCTCTCTCAGAATCTTTTTCGTTAACAATATCTATTTTTAAATCTGGAGTTCTTCCTAGTTTTTGAGCAAGTCTCTCTAAAGCAGTTAGGAATAAGTTAGGTGCAGGTAGCTCATGGTATTCTACGTCAATAGATTTACCTAACAATGCACGAACAGCAGCTTCGCCACCATTCATAATATCTCTTATTCTTGCTCTATCAATAACAGCTTCATTATTAACAGTACGTAAGTAATCTACTCTATCGTATATTTCATCATTACTTAAAGGCACTTTATCTCCATGTATCTATATCTATATTAGTAGTCTCATACCCACTAAAGCTAGGACTATAATCATGTCCTAGTTCTGCAAATCTTTCTTTCTGCATTCTTCTAATTGACCTCATAGGAAACCAACTAGCCATAACTATGTCGGTTTTTGTTCCTACAGTCTTACTCTTATTTTTAGCAGAGCTGAAATATACTAACTGACTTGTATATAAGTTTACCTTTTCTTGGGCTTCAAATCCTAAATATGGCAAAGAAATTATTTTTTCTTGAAACATAGGTCTCATAGCTGTTACACCAAAGATAGGGTCAAATTTATTTTTATATGTTTCATGTCCTTCTAAAAATATTCCATGACCTGATGCAAACTCTCTAATAGAAGTATCTTGTCTAATTGCTTTTTGAAATCCATTTTCTTCTATTACCCAATGAGATAAATTATATTTCTGCCACCATTCTTTTATAATATTAAGTGCTTGTGGAATACCACCACCTAAAGAGTTGTTCATATCTACCATGTGTAATTTATTTGCTTCTTGGTCATAAGCCCAAAGAAATGCTGCTTGATAACCAGTTGAGGCAGGGTCAAGTCCTGCAATAAGGCGTGTGCCTCTAGGTATCTGCCCTATATCCCTCTTCTGGTCTCTACACTCTTCTATTTCAACTCTATCAAATAAAGCTAGTCCATCTGGCATAGCTACATTAAGATAAACCATTTCATATATTGCTCTACCACCTGTAGTTTCTGCAGCACGTTTTCTATCCATTAACCATTTGTATGTTCTCTTTGAACTCCATAACATACAATCTATATGGTCTTGTTCATCCCAATCAGGTAAAGTACATCCTGTGTTATGTGCTTCTTCTACGATTGTTTTCCAAGATTCGTTGTCTAGTAAGTGTGAATATAAATCGTCATAGTGTTGTCTTGAACCAATAACAATCATAGCTGTATGTTCCTCTTTACGACTTGATAGTGTAGTAGTCCACCAGTTTCTTGTATTGTCTCTTGATGCTGGTTGCATAGTAGAACTGTGGTCTTCAATGTCATCTGCAATAATTACATCACAGTCTCTTGATAAAATCTTACCACCTCTACCAATACCAATCATTGTAGGACTCTTAATACCAGTAACTGTTCTTGTACCTACAGTAAATTCTGTAGATGACCAAGCCTTACCACTTCTGTTCTGTGGTTTAAATTTTGGTCCAGGTCCACATATCTCTTCTATTAATAATTCATTATTTTCTAGTTGGTCCATAACAGAGCTAACAGAGTTCTTAGCTATGTCTTCATTACCACCTACCCATAAAATTCTCATGTTAGGGTTCTTACAGATAAGCCATACAACAAAGTGGATAAGCAAATCTGTTTTACCATGTCGTGGTGGTGAGAGAATCATTTGTTGCTCACCTGCATCTATAGATTCTAAAATTGATTTAATCCATTTGATATGGAAGTCTGGTGTCTCATAAGGTACACCTTGTTCAGTTTGAAAATATCTCTCTCTAAAATCTTTAAAGTCTTCTAGTGTTTTTTCAGCAACCTGTGGTACTTCCCAGTCCTTCTTCTCTTCTTCGTTTTCTAAATCTTCTACATAGGCATTGTAACCCATGGACACAGAGGCAACTGATGTCTCTAATACTTTTGCAGCTTCAGACATAGTTAGTTTCTTTTCTAGTATCTCTTTAGCTAATCCTGATTCTTTTAAGTCCTCATAGACCTTGCCTCGTCTTGTCTGTACTGTTTTTTTCTGACTAGGTATGCTTAAGGTATCTTCTTCTTGAGACCACTCAACACCTTTTTGTTTTGCTCTTTTAATCTGTTGACTGATTCTATTTCTACAACGGACACTACAGAACTTCCTAGCTTTTGGAGGTAGTGGTCTATGGCACCCTGCTGCGTAACATAATTTCTTTGACACTATTTTTTAGATTTTTTACGCTTGGAACTATATTTCTTCTTCATTCCTTTTTTGCTTATTGGCATCATATCTCCTCAGATGTTTGTTGTAATCTACACAACCTACATTAACACATTTTTTAAACGTTCGGAAAAACTTAAGAGGATTATTGCAAGAACCACAGTTCACTATTTTCTTGTTCATATTCTCACCATAACACAAAACCTCACTTGCGTGAGGTTCTGCAAATGTACAGTATGTCCAGTACTGTTATTATATTGTACCTCTATAGTATAATCATTAAATTCTTATGGGGTGTAAAAAAAATTTTTTCTTTAAGAAGCCTTACCCTCTATTGCTAGAGGGCTTGACTCATACGTACGTACTAGCATAAACAAAGAAAGGAGGCAAAATGAAATCACAAATGTTTCATTTTGTTTTTCTTTATATAGATAAATAATACCATAGTGAAAAATTATGTGTAATAAAAGGTAGGGAGTGCCGAGATAGGGCGTAAGCGAAAGGAGGAAACTCTTACTAATCAACACTCCCTAATAAAATATTACCACTAAAAATAAAAGTTATGCTATAGTAGAAATCAAGTAAGGAGTCCTTCCTGCTTTTAGAAAAGGATTCTTGATTAAACATTTAATCTTAAAGTGGATTAGCAGGACCATCATAACTAGCGTTAAAGGCTATTACTCCACATATGATAAATAAGCTACTAAATAGAAGCACTCGGTTGGGTTGGGAGTGGCACAGGGTTCGTTGTGTCTACTTATTGTTTATTTATTATTATTGTTTTTTTTATAAAGTAAATTGTTGTTTACTGTTATATACCTTTAATTAAGTACCCTACTACATCTAGTACCACAATATATAGTACCCCTTTAACAGCATATCTTTAGAGGCTACAACAGTTAGAAAGAGGGAGGCTCCCTTAAACCCCCCCTTGAATTATCCCTGCATTATTGCCCTATTCCATATCTTGTATGTGTACAAAACTACACCATATATAGTCATACCATATCCTGTATGTATCATTCTGTCTGAATCCTGTACTATTTTTAAACTGAAACAAGAGGGGGATAGCTGCTTTAAACAATCTAAAATAAACTGCACTAACTTTATAATATGCCTATACTGGATGACAGTAATAAACAATTAAGGGAGATTAAAAATGGTAGCGTTTAAGCCAGAGGTAGATTACGATTCATTTAAAAAGAATAACATTAAATGTGGAGTGGATATATGTAAGGAACCTCTAACGAGTGAGAACTATGGGGAGAAGATAGATGAGCATAGAGGATATGCACCAGCTAATTCTTACTATCTAGCCAAGTGGGGCTTCTTTTGTAATGATTGCTCAGTTAAAATAATTGATGCTGAAGAATCTAATTACGTAAAGAAGTCAGCTAAATTAAAAAAGACTACTTCCCCATTTATAAAAGAATACTAAGGAGGAATTAAATAATGGGCATTATTAAATGGTTAGTAAATAATAATTTATCTTGTGTAGATAAAGATGACACTTGTAATAAAAATACTTATTGGAAGTGTGAAGTAGATGAAGAAGAAAATATAATTAGAGTTGTTAGTGATTTACAGGCTTGTAAAAAACACCTAAAAGAAAATAAGGTAAGTTAAATGATATTTAAAAATAGAAAACTAAAACAAATTATTAGCTTCCTAGATGCTAATAAAAAAGATTGGTTAAATGATGAACAACAAGAAGGGGAGCCATATAAAATTAATAATTATGGAGAAATCCTCCTACTTGCTGAGAAATATTTTTAAAGAACCTAAGCTAAAAAGAAAATCCCTTGTTAATTCAGGGGATTTTTTTTATGCCCTTAAGCCCACGATAGAGAACCATAGAGAGAACTAATACCCATATGGATATGTATATATGTGATTACATAGAAAACGCTTAGAAACGATTTAAAGACATACAATATATGGTAGGTATAAAAGAAGTATTCTCTAGCACATTTGTAAAGTTATATGTACAAAAATAAATAAAATAATAAAGAGAAGTTGAGATAAAAATATTATATGTATATTGTTATTTACATGGATAAACAAACATTAATAAAAAGTATTCAGTTTAGATTGGATATGACTAAGAGAGATAATGAGCGAAGAATAAGACAATTCAAAGCACATTGTAAAATAGAAGAAAGAAATTTAGAAGAACTTTTAGAGTCAGCTAAATTAATAAAAGAATAATGTATAAACAAACTAAGGAGGTGGCAGAAATGCCTAAGACTAAAATAAATTCTACTGGTTCATTATCCAGCAGAATAGAAAACGGAGTAACTAAATATTATTCCTATGCAACCTGTATAGGATATATCAGCCTAAGTGGAAGAGTCGTATTAATTGGAGAACATTTTTCAGTTACAACTTCAAGACACCTAAGCATATTAAGAGACAAGCACGGACTAGAAAAAGGTGATACGTTTGAAGTAGATGCTTTTAAAAAGAGAGCTGAACTAGATAACGTGAACGTAGTAGGAGGATGGATATTCTAATGGCTAAAACAAAAACAGATTACGTAGATTATATAATTGCCTATGAGAGTGGAGAGCTGGACGATAAAAAGACGTTAGAATTGTTCAGCCATTTAGTAGGTAATGGTCAA